AATACCGTCCCATGTATCTCCAGTTATATGTGCAGGTATATCATAAGTCATATTCTATACTTATGTATACGTGTTCTATATTTATGTTGTTGTTTCTGCTGGAGTTTCTGCTGTTTCAGGTGTAGCTTCTGCTGAAATTTCTGTTGTTTCTGGTGCTGCTTCTGGTGTTTCTGCTGTTGTTCCCTCTCCTCCACCGCCAAATTCAGGTATTTCTGATGTAGATGTACCTGTTGAAGATGTAGATTCCGCTGCTGCTTTGCTTGCGTCTTCTGCTGCTTGAATATGATCTCTCCAATTTGGACCTGTTGTTGCAATTTGCTCTAATTCCCATTTAAGAGCAGCATCTTTTCTGAGCCATTCCATATTTTCACTAATTTTACCATCACTCAAATTCAAATAATGTCTTTGTGCAAATGTTTTTGATATGGAATCATTTTGTGAAATGTCATTGAAGTTTTTAAGTTTTAATTCAAAGTTTTGGTTTTGTCTTAATGCAAAGAAATTTGTAGGTGGCACAAAAGAAAGATCAAAATATGATTCATGCAATTTATATTCTTTCCACCATCCTCTAATTTTTAAATGGGTAATAAATGCATCTTTCAATCCTCCTGCAAATTGATTTTGTATGCGTATGATTGTTTTTGCAAATTTTAATTCTTCTCTTAAAATTTCTGAACCATCTTTAAATGTATCTTCTGGATTCAATCTGGATAAAGGAACACCTAAACTTTTATAAAGTTTGTTAACAAAATACATTAAATCTTTTAGTTCTCCTAAGTTTTGTCCACCTGGTAACACTTGAACATCTGATCCTTGTTCTCCTGTTCTTCTTGCAAACCAATAAGAATCAAGCATTGATTGTGGGTCATATACGTTTGATGCTCCACCTCCAGTATTTGATTGTGAATCGTATGTTTTTTTTGTCCAATATTGTTGCATCAATTGACGTAGATATGCTTCTGCTTTTGCAGGTGGCATGTTTCCGACATCAATAGTAAATTTTAATCTTTCTGGTGCTCTAACTAAACGATATATAACAATAGAATCTTCAATTAATGACAATTGTTTGTATGCTCTACGACAATTTTCTATATATGGAATTTTAATTGATGCATCTTCATTCCATAAACCAGAGTTAATATATGTTATTTGGTTTCCTTGAAGTGTGACAATCTGATGTTGCAGTGCATTTGCTGGTGTTACGTTAGTTTGAAAATTTGGAGCAGCAGGATTGTTTAAAAGACTTATAGGTTTTTGAAAAAGAAAGTTTTGAATGACATTATTTTGAATATTATCATAAACTGGATTGATCAATTCACCTGGTATTCCTAGTATTCCTATAATACCTAACTCTTTCTTTTCATCATGAATGATATTTTCAAAAAATAGTTCTCCTTCGATAAGCAACTGGCGACAATATCCCCAACCTTTATGTTCTAAATCAAAACTGTTAATAAATTTGTAAAATTCTTTTTCAATTTCGCTTCTTTCCTCGGTACTTAATTTGTTAAACCCTGAAAATTTAATATTAACAGCTTTGCCGTTATCATCAAAATTTACGAATTCGTCACATATTTCATCTAAACAATCAGCAACTTCTGCAAAAGCTGCCATACGACGATATTCGGCTAATCTGCGAATTTTATCACTATCTATTTGAGCGTATATGTAGTTGTGATACCCTTTGTCTGATGTGATTGCATTTGGATTATAGTAATCTGCAAATTCTTTATTCATGTACGGTCCTGTTATGACCGACTGTTGCATGATTTTTAACTCTCTCTTTTTTGAGAGTCTATCGAACAATTCATATTTGGGATTATTTGCTTCTGTTTCGACTACATCTTGAACATATGGCAATTTAGACAAAATTGACGTTACAAAATTTCTTCCGTTATCTGGTTGTCTGTTAGGTTGTGATAAAATATCTGCCATATAAATTTCTAACTATAATTAGTTACTTAGTGTAGTCTATCAAGGAATTATACATCATCATACTTTAAAAATCCAATCCAATCTGTGATTATATAATTTTGTAGTTCTGATAATATATAACCAAGATCATCAGGCAAATACCATGTGGGATCTGCAATTGTTCCTACTTGAAATCCTGATATATAAGGAAATTGTAAATTAGTAGCTCCTGACCAAGAACTTATAAAAGGTAATTTGCTATCAACAGTCAATTTTCCATATCCTGCTTCGTTTTCAACAATAATATCTAAAAATCCAGTAGTGTTTGGTAATTCAGGTAACTCAAAAGTTAAAAAGTTTTCATTGAAAAGCGTAAATGTTGGAATTACTATTCCGTAAAATGCGGGATATTTTGCAGATAAAGAACCAATTGCAGAAAAAGGATTAAAGTACGTAATGTTATCAAACATTGCAAAGTTTGAAGCACTTACATAAACATTTGTTACATCAAAAAAAGATTTTCCAAAAACATTAACATTTATGGCATTACCTGATAATGGAGATTGAAATGCAATTGCTTTATATGGTGTTATTCTTTTTGGTTGAGGTCTAGCAGAGATTGTAAACCATTCTGTGCTGTAATCATCAATATCAGTTAAAAGATTTTCTTGTGTATTGTTTACTGCATTATAATCAGAATTGATTACATATATTTTTTTATAAGTTTCATCTATTTTCTTGAAAATCCATCCTTTAATAACAAAACTTGTATCAGCTACAATACGAAATGGTGTATTTGGACCTGCATCATTTGGATACGATAAATTTATATTTCCGCTCCATAATACTTCAGTCCTTATCTCATAAGGAGATAGTGTGCCATCTAAAGTAGGCACTTTCCAAGATATTACAATATACGGATCACAATACGGAGCAAAATTAGAAATTAACTGATCCATGTCACTCTGGTATCTTGTGATCATGGTCATGTTTACGTTAATATTAAGCGGAACAGGTTGTGGTATTTTTTTTATAAAATCTGCTGGTGTTGCTGTAATATTGTATGGAACAGCAAATCCATCATTCTTATTAAAGACTCTATTGTTATCTCTTGATATGCCGCCAATACTAACTGCAATTGCTGGAACGGTTAATCCTCCTGGTGCAGGTGTCTGCAAACTATTAAAAACTCTTTGTTTAGGACCGTATACGTAATTCACTTTAATACCACTCAGTGGTGGTATCACATTTTTTTCTTTATTGTATCTTTTAATGATAACATCATTAAAAGCTGCCACGAATTGCTCTAATAAAGTCTGTATTTCCCAATTGAAAGTGTAGTTTTTCACTTATAGTATTTACAATACTACACGATATCAAACAAATCTTTCTAAAAAATGTTTCGGTAGATTGGTTTTTTCTCGCATAATTACGTCAACTGCAACTCCATCTAGAATATATGTTACTGAATAATCGTTTTTTGAACGAGTGCATCGACCTGACATTTGAATTAGTTTGTCTAACATTTTCATCGTATAATGTTTTGGATTTTTTTCAAACATTTTTTTAATTCTTTTAGAACCCAAAGGCAAATAAGGAGATTTAATAATAATTTGAAATCTTCCTAATTCATCATCCAAACTAATTCCTGTATCTAATGAAGGACTTACTAAAATTGTTGCTTCCTCATTGGCTTTATGTTCTTCCAAAAGCATTTCGTTATTGTTTATTTCATCTTTGAATAAAAATCTTCTATCCCCTTTAACTTTTCCTTTAATTTTTTCAGTAATGTTATTTGTATGTGTATGGATTACACCTTTTTCGTTTTTGTGTGTTTCACAAATAGCCATTGCTGCTTCTATAACTGGTGGTAGATCTTTTTCAATGTTCTTATAAGAAAGTTTATATTTTTTGCTGCAAAATATAGGAGATTTCTTTGGATCGAAAGAAGATTTTGCTTCAAAGTATTCGTAATCATCAATGCCAAGACTTTTTGCATATACTTCATGATTGCTGATTGTTGCAGACATCATTAAAACTTTATCTGCATTGTCAAAAAGCTTTTTAGCAAGTGGTTTGATGTTATAAGGACAAAAAACAACACCATCTTTATCTTTCTTTTCCAAAAGATATGAACATTTTTCCCAATTATCGATTGTATCGCTTAATGTATGTTTAATTTTTGATATTTTAGAAAGTCGTTGCATATCCTTAAGATATTTTTTGTCATTAGGTGATGAAATATCATAAGAATTTAAATTATTAATTATTTCTTCATAGATATCATCTATTTGCAATTGAATATCTTGAAGCCAAAATAAAGAATCTCTTTCATTATCGCTTAATACTTTTTTAAATTTTATTTTTTCAAATTCTAAAAAGTTATAAGGCAAACTTAACGAATATTTTGCAACCAATTCATCTTCTAAACCACTTGCTTCATCGCAAATATAAATTTCTCTACGTTTTAAAAAGTCAGGAAGGTTAAAAAATACACGATAGTTTAATATTGGAGATTGTGATGCAAGTGAATCGTTCCTTGCTTCGTAATAAGGACAGCGACACTTGTCAAAACAGTCGCTTTTAAGTTTTTTTGAAAAGATACATGGCGCATTTTCTGCACTAAAGTTTCCATCTACATCACATTGATAGTTATTTTTACCCTTTAAAACTTTGATGTCATTAAATAATCCTAAATATTGTTCTTGTAAAGATTTTGTAATAGTTAAAATAAATGCAGAGGATGGTTTTTTACTTAAAAAATTATCTTCATAATGATAATCGCCATTTTTATTTTTTTTATAGATTGAATAATTCTTAATAAGTTCTACAAGATCAGCATCCATCAATCTTGATGATAAGCCTACAGTATATCCAATATGACTTTTCCCTGAACCTGTAGGTAAACATCCTATTACAAATTTTTTGCCTTTGTTAAAGGACTCTTCTATTTTAAGAAGAGCTTCTTTTTGTTGTGTTCTTGGTTGAGAATTTTTAGGAAAAAAATCTAAAATACTATTTTGTGAATTGAACGCTTTCAAGACTTTTTAGTATATCAAAGTTTATAACTTTTCTCAAGCAAGAACATGGAACGTATGCATAATTTTGTGCATCTCTTCCCAAATCCATCTTACCATAGCATTTTTTACAACTAGTATTAGGCTTTTTAAGCAAGGGCAACTGACCTATATCTAATAAAGATATATCTTTTTCTGGTAATTGATATAATGTTCCTGAAAAAACGCTATAAATCCAAACGGTATTACTATTAGTTTCCATCTATAGTTACTATTATATCCCAAAATTTATTACCTGCAACTTTTAATGGATATAAAATTAAATTTGTTTCAATTTCAGGTGCATATTTTGCCAACGATTTAATTCGATAATCGAAATATACTAGATTATCATCATGATGAACTTCTACGTCATAAGGAATAGGCAATTCAATCTTTTCTTTATCTTTTTTAGCAGTATTCATTATAAAAATCAAATGAAAGTTTTTCTGATAAAATAAAATTAATTTTCCTTTTTTGTGTAATTTTTTTCCCAAATCTATAGTTATTTCTTTTTGTAAAAGAAATCTGCAAGCATTTTCTAATTTTGATCCGTGAATTGTCATTATTTGTCCATGAAAGCTTTTTTCTGTGAAGCATTCATTTTAGTTAAAACTGTATCAAAATATTTCCAAAAAGTTGAAACTGGTTTTGTGGTTATTGCTGTAACAACTTCGCAGCTATCCGCAGGAACCGCTCTCCAATCTTGCATGATTACATCCCAAACTACAACCAATCCTTTCGATGCAGCATTGTAAGGAGGAGAGTATTTCGGTGGTTTAAAATTTAAAATTTCTTTTCCTAAAGTTGAGTTTAATAAAGTTGAATCCAATGTGCAAAGCATACGTCTAGTTGGCGGTATTCTTAATTTGTTTCGACGTACAAACTTTAATTCAACTACATTAGACAAACATAGTTTTGTTAAGCCGCCAACACTCAAAGCCATAAAAATTATGTTTCAGATTTTTTTGGTTCACATACACCAAAAATTCTGGACTCGTTTAAAAACACAACATTTTTTAAACCATTCATATTGGCTACTTGAATTCCCTTATCATTAGGGAACATGACAATATCACCGCTTTCAACTGTTTTACAGTCAGGACCAGATAAAAGAACTTTTGCTAAACGCCATGTAAAGTTTACAGTGTTTACAGGAACCCATATTGAACCGCGCTTTACTTCTTGTCCGTCTTCACTGACATCGATATACTGACACATTAAAATGTCATCTAATACTTTTGTCAAAGTCCATTCATCCAAATTCATTTCATGTCCAATATAACTATCTAATTGAACTTTTCCACCGATTTTATCTTCTTGAGGAGGTCTAGGTATCATATTTAATTTATTTAGAACAGTTATTTAAATCTTCAAGTGACTTTTCTAAAAAAAGAACATCTTTTATAGATATTTCCATATTTTCTGCTAAAAGTTTTAAATTTTCATTTTCGGTATTTTTTTGTTCTTTTTTAATATATTGAATTGTTTTAGAAAATTTTGGAAGTACGGAATGATAAAATTCTGCTAATGAAAAGTCTTTGGTATATTTTGACCATCTATTGCCTGTAACATTTATTATCTGTGCTATATCAGGAGATGTCATTGAAAGCCATCTATTTAAAATAAAATTTGATTGAAATGTATTTTCTGGCAACTTTTTTTTACTTTTCAATATCCAATTTAAAACATCGAATAAATTATTATTGTTATTTTTCTTTTTCAT